GCAACTCACCGTCGGAGCGCTAATCGAGTCTGACTCGCCTTCCCCTAGATCCATTCACTTTGTTGTTGACCCTGATGGAGGTAAAGGAAAATCTTGGATTTGTCGTTGGGCTCTCTCGAAGCACCCTGATAAGGTTCAAATTCTTCGAATTGGAAAACGTGATGACTTGGCTTATGCAATTGATGAAACTAAGCGTGTTTTTATTTTTGATATCCCCCGTGAGCAGATGACGTATCTGCAGTATTCTGTTCTGGAGAGTTTGAAGGATCAGATGATCTTCAGCGCGAAATACGAGAGTTCATTGAAAGTATTGAGGAATCCGGTTCAAGTGATCGTCTTTTCGAACGAGAAACCAGACATGACTCAGTTGACCCAGGATCGCTACAACGTGATTGAAATTTAAGGATAGGATTAATCTATGTTATAGTCATTTATTATATGAGTTAAGAAGCGCGGTAGCGCTTTGTACGCACACATGCACTGTGAGTTAGGGTTAACGCTTTGCGAAGCAAAGTGTAACCCTAACGAACCACACCCCTGCCCATTGCACGCGCACGTCCACGACGGGCCTTACAACGGACGTACCAACAGTTAGGGCCTTGTGCACAACACTGGTTAGCCCCAGGGTGGGGTTTAGAAGGCGGTTTATTATTTAGCCATTACCTCGTGTAAAAACACAAACTACGTTTTGCATAATTAGTAGTGCGTCGTCAATTAATCCTTGTGAGACTTCCCAGTCCATTGGTGCCGCCCATGTTAACAAATATATTTGTTGATCTGGACGCGGCAAATTAGAAGTAGAATCGGGAAAATCAACTTGTTTATTGATCGATACATATCTGTATAGTGACCTATAATTCTTCAGTTCACCTGATGAGTAACCACCCGTTGTACTAATAACTCCCAGTTTAAATCGTGTGTGACGAATGATGGCCCATCTTTCGGTATTGATAGGCAGCGTAGCCAACAGAAGACCGTTCTGGCTGGCGTCATCAAATTGAATGCCTTCCTTGCTCGCACCAGACGAACCAACACCTAGACCGTTGAAGAACTCGGTTTGAAATGTGTCGGTTATGCCATTTATTCCGAATTTAGGAACTACTAATGCCATATGAACGACCATCGGTCTAAACAGTTTATTTGCATAGTGCATACGTATACGTAAGCCTTTCAAAAATATACCCTTCGACTGGCGCGCATCGTAATTAGTTCCTGCATTCGTGATACTTATGCAATTAGCTTTAATTAACGCTGGCATAGCAAATACACTTGGTGATCCGTTAAGAGTCGTTTCATAGTAAGTCAGTTGTTTTTGTGTTTTAGGGAAGTTCTTTAAACCAAGTTTTTTAAATGATTTCCGTTTAGAAGCCGCTGTGCGCGTCTTACGCTTCCGCGAAGGCGCGCGGCCGGTCTTACGGGATTTCTTTGAACTTTTCTTAGACGGCATTGTCTAAATGATTTGAATTCAAATTTGTGGGACTTCGGTGCAAATTGCACCACGACTAAAAAACAACCAGGTGTGCTAGTATAATATTACCTAGCACACCTCTGACTCCGACTCTTATTCTCATAATTCTCAAAAATGAACAACAACAACAACAATGGTTCTCGTAGGCGTTATGTGTTCACAATTAACAATTATAGCGACGCTGAAGTTGCTGCTCTTGACGCGCTTGGTACTAGTACACGTATTCAGTACCTAGTCTTTGGAAAGGAAGTAGGGGAGAATGGAACTCCGCACCTACAGGGTTTTGTTATCTTTTCTTCTTCTATTCGGTTTACTAATGCTAAACGTCTCATCGGACAACGCTGCTATCTCGCAGGAGCCATCGCAACAAGTGAAGCAGCAAGCAACTACTGCAAGAAAGATGGAGACTTCAAAGAGTATGGACAAGTCCCAAAAAATGCAGGCAAAAGGAATGACTGGGAAGCCTACAAAGAGTGGATCCATGAGCTCGGACGAATCCCTACAGAACGAGAACTTATCAACTTCGACACCAGCTTGTACGCCAGGTATTCAAAGAAGTGTTATGCAATCGCCAACGCCTATCTCTCAGCTCCAGACCTTGTGGGAGATGGAAATCCCCGACTGGGGTGGCAACTCACCGTCGGAGCGCTAATCGAGTCTGACTCGCCTTCCCCTAGATCCATTCACTTTGTTGTTGACCCTGATGGAGGTAAAGGAAAATCTTGGATTTGTCGTTGGGCTCTCTCGAAG